AGGACTCCGCCGGGTGTCGCGCCGTTGCTGAAGAACCTGGCCCCGAATTCCTCGGTGGATAAAGCCAGGCCGATGGCCTCCCGCGCCAGCGTGATCGGTGAATAGCCGACCAGCCCATCGAAGCCCAGGCCGGGTATATGCCAGACCCGATAGGCCGGCAAAGTGACCATGCCAGCTGCGTTGGGCAGATAATACTTGTAGACGATCTGATCGTTCTCGCGCCAGACCTGCATCCTGTCGGGCCGCAAAGGCCAGAGCGCCTTGATCCGGGTATAGCCATCCCACTCTATCTCGGCGTAGGCGTTGCCCCAGGTGACCAGGTGGGCCATCAGCGTCTCGCGAAAGGTGAAGCTGTTCATCTCCGGGTTGGGCGTATCGTGCAGGATTCGGTAGAGGGGATGCTCAACCGCCCGCTGTTTTCCTCGGCCCAGTCGCGTATATAAGAATAATGGTAAAGAGGCCAGCGTCTCGGACAGTATGCGCACACAAGCGTACACAGCCACGGCGGAGAGCGAGGTCGTCTCCGTGACGTTGGCACCGGTATTGCTCCTGCGCCAAAACGGATTCAGCGGATCATCTACCCTGCTGGTAACATTGCCGGCTGTGCCGCCGAATAGTCTCTTTAATAAGGGTATCTTCATAAGACAGTTATCCCCTGCGTTTCGTATACCGAAGTCAATTTGCTGTGCCGGCTGGCCCGGTCGATGGCCATGATGAGCGCGACCATGCCGTCGATCTTCTGCGTGGATTTCTCCTTGTCCGGCTTTATATTGCCGGCGGGATCAGTCCTAACCACCAGGTTATCGCAGTTCCATCTTAAAATAGGATGCCCTCCATGCCTGATCTTCTTGCTCAAGACCAGGTTCATTAACTCTTTAGTCGGAGCGCTCATGGAGCCGAAGCCCTGGCCGAAGGGCACCATTAAAAAGCCGGCGTCGGTCAAGTCCTGGCTCAATTTGGTGGCGCCCCAGCGGTCGAAGGCCACCTCGGCAATATCGTATTTCTCCCTTAACTGTTCCAGCGTGTGCTGGACATATTTATAATCAATGACATTGCCCTCGGTGAGCGTTATGAGTCCCTTCTTGGCCCAGGTGCGGTAAGGAACGCGATCTTTCCTTTCCTTTTCGACCGCCGTGTCGCCGGGAATCCAGAAATGGGTCAGGACGTCGCAGGTTCCATCATCGGCAGCGAAGACCAGGGACAGGGCGGTCAAATCCGTTGTGCTGGATAGGTCAAGGCCGGCATAACAGGTGCGGCCCTGCAGGCTCTTAATGTCCACCTGGCCGTTGCAGGCGTCCCAGGCATCCATCGGCAGCCATCGTTCGGCTGAGTTGACCCACTGATTCAAATAGAGCCTCCTGAAGGTCATCTCCAGCGCCGGCGTCTCCTGGGCTTTCCTGCATAGCGTCCTTAACTCATCGATCTTGCGGAAGGTGCCCAGGGCAGGATTGGCCGCCCGCCAAATCTCTTCGAGCTTCCAGTCCGCATCATCGGGAGCTGCGTAGATAACAGCGAAATGCGTCGGGTCCTCGACTATGCCCTTCAAAACCTTTATCGAGTAATCGTGCTGCTCGAAGCAGATCGAGTTGCGGTCGTAGCCGGCGGTGGTGATGATAACCGTTAGCGGCTGCCGCCTGGCGCCGGTGGAAGTGGTTAGCGTGTCCCACAATTCCCTGTCCGGTGAGGCGTGCAACTCGTCATAGACTATGCCGTGGGCGTTGATGCCCCACTTGGTGAAGGCTTCGGCGCTGATGGCCAGGTAAAATGAATTGTATTTATAGTAGACGATGCGCTTGGTGCTGTTGGAGATCCTGGAGATGTTGAACAGGTTGGGCTCCTGGCGCACCATGGCAGCCGCCTCGTTGAAGACCAAAGACGCCTGCTGCCGGTCGTTGGCTGCAGAGTAAATCTCGGCGCCGATCTCGCTGTCAGCATATAGCAGATATAGGGCTATAGAAGCAGCCAGCGTGGTCTTGCCATTCTTACGGGGAAGCTCAATGTAAGCGGTGCGATACTGCCGCGTGCCGTCCGGATTAAGTGTCCCGAACAGCGGCCGGATGATCTTTTCACGCTGCCAGTCTTGGAGTATGAAGTTGTGCCCGGCATACTCTCCCTTGGTATGCTTCAACCTTTGTATGAAGTCTACCGCGCGCTGGGCGTGGTATTCGCTGAAATTGGTTTTTCGTTTCATTAGTCATTTTTCTTGGTAGACTCACTGCAGAAGTCCAATAGCTTATTCCATCCCTCATTGTCAGTGGCCTGGTTCATGTTGATGCGGCCACGGCTGGCCGGCGTCATGCCGAACTCCACCAGGAACTTGTGGCACTGCTCGGCCGCCTTGTTGGCCACCCACAGCATCGGTGAGGTGATCACGTTGCCGCTGGCTGTTTTGAACAGGGGGCCCTTCTCATTGAGCACTTTCTCGGCCTGCTTCCAGCGGTCGTAAGCCTGGCAGTACAGGGCCAGCTCGGTGCGGTCGATCTTTGACAGCAGGCCGGCGGTCACGAGCTCAGGAACTATCCGTCTCCATTCGGCTTTTGCGCCTTTGCTCAGGTGATCAGGGCAGGACGGCAGGCTGGGTGCTAGCTGGGGCTCTTTCTTTATGCGGTCTTTATTTTTTTCGCCCTCGAGTATCTTCACCCTATTAGGGCGAGGTATGCGGCCTTTCATTAATTGCTCCTGTCAATACAAGGTGTTAAATGTTTAACAGGGCAACCTGCAATTAGGCCAAATCTCATATGAAACAGAGTATTTTCTCACACAAAAACGACATCTTTTGCTTGACACATGCTTTTGAACCTAAAGTTGCCCTTCCTTACGATAAAGCGACATCTTTTGCTTGACACAAGATGGTAGCCACAGAAACAAAACGAAATAACGAATAAAACCGTGGCTAAAATGGCGGCTGTAATGGAGCCCGCGCTAATCCAACTGGGCTATCAGGCTGGATTTGATAGGCTGTTCAATCATTATGAATTTAAGCGCATAGCTGGGATTATCCAAGTGATCGCTTACAAAGCGCTGGAAGTCACGGGCATACATGGGCTCAAACTGCATGCCGGACAGTACCTGGGCACGGTAGACATTCCAGGCACTTTTATGCTTGAAGCGGCAATGGATCATCATGTGGCAGCGGTAGCAAAGGCCATACTTGCCGATGTTATCGCCGAAGGGCTCGCTGTAATCCTCGCTGTGGGCCTCGATTATCCCTTTAGTCTGCCCGCAGCAGTCGCACTTGACCGGATTGCTGCGCCGGCCGCCGGCGACTTCACCTTTTAGCCACTGCAAGGCTTTGAACCTCAATGCTGGTTTAAATCCGTTGTATGCGTTCATAAATGTTTTTACAACCTTCACGGCTCCGTTGGGCAGCCGGCCGTCTTCTTTAAATCCTCTCTTTAAATAAAAATCCGGTTTAAGGGCATAGGCCTCTACACGGTTAGCCCCGCTTTCTATAGCCTCGTTCAATAAGTATTCTGTCAAGTGGGTGCCGATCCCTTTCCCTCGAACTGTAGGAACTACGTAGACGCCTTTAATTCTTATACCATTATTCGCAAGCGAAAGCAACCCTGCCATCCCCAGAATTCTACCGCCTTGCTCCACCACGTTCCACACGGTTTTGTCGCTTTGTTTCAGGCTAACATGCTCACGTGCTGCTTTGGAAGCATACCCTTTGATCTCAATGAATGAACAAGGCCTAATCAACATGCTTCGCCTTGCTTTCCGCCGGGTACCAGGCCTTGGAGTATTTCCAGTTCTTGGTATCTTTGGCCTTGAAGACGCCCTCCTGCATCAATAGGTTGACCTCGTCCGGCGTGGCCCCAATCTCCTGGGCGACCTGCTCCGGCGGCAGGCCCAGGTCGTTGATCAGTTCCTTGACCAGCTTGGCCATGTCTACCGCGACGGCTGAGCCCTTGGCGCGGTTCATCCGCACTGTCATAACCATGGCTGAAGCACGGTCAACGTCCAGGACGGCTGCCGGCACCATACCTTTATATTTTTCCTTTAAGGCCGGGCTCTCTTTACTCAGCATCCAGCGGTGAAAGCCGTCGATGATAACGTTATCCCTTGATATCAAGATCGGCTGCACCCAGCCGGTCTTGATGATGCTGCGTTCCAGGAGCTTCAACTCCGGGGTGAATACGATGTTGGGATTGTAGTCGTTGGCCGTCAGTTCGTCGGCCTTGACCCAGGCGATATTATCAATGGGTTCCAAGTTTGAGTCCCTCCCGCTTTTGCTGGTCTTTGTTAATCGGTAAGATCACGCGCTTGTACGACCCGCTGAGGAAGTGCTTGAAGATGTGCAGCAGCGGGTAGGCAGCGCCGTTGAATTTATGCAGGTTGATGCAGGTCTCCATCGCCTCCACGGCGTTGACGTGCTCATGCTCGTCCTCGATGTTTTCGTCGATCCATGTCCTTATGCCTTCTATGCTCTGGCCGTATTTGGCCTTGACCGCTTCACGGTCTAAGTCCCGGTAATACCTCTCGTGGGCCAGCATCTCAGGGAATAGCTCGATCACCTGCTGATACAGCACCGGCTCGTAATGCCTCAATAAATGGAAGCGCTTGGCTGATTCGGCGTGCAGCGGCGTGGATACCCTTAAATTCTGTCCGGCCCACAGCTGTGAATCGTAGGTTGGGCAGTATTTAACGTCGTTATCGTAGAAGTATTTGAAGACGTCCTCTTCCAGCCAGTCGAAAATGGGCTTGACCATCTTGACGTTGGGCACGTTCAACTGCCCGCCGCTCATTTTGGTCGGGGAGTTGATGTAGTTCTCGTTGAGCTTGTTGACGCTGGCCCGGTAACGGATCAGGCTCTCGCTGGAACGTATGCCCGTTACAAAGGCCTGCTTCCCCTTGAAAAAGGTAGAGACGTAGGCATCCATGGAGTATTGGTCGAAGGCCCGTTTATCATCTTTGGCCAGGGTAACGGCATAGTCGGGAGCCGGCCGGATGTGCCGGCGGTTCGGGTCCCACTGTATGTATTCGAAGGTTTTGCCCAGGACGTACTTCTTGCTCAACAACGGCACCGCGAAGTACAGCATGTTGACCCAGGGCTTGGCCCTGTACTCATTAACAAAATCGATCACCGATTGCTGTATGATCTCCTCATCCCGGAAGACGACATTGACCTTGCTTATGCCCCTCTCCTCAGCGATTTCCCTGACCAATAACAGCGTTACCAGGCTGTCCTTGCCGCCGGAAAACATCACGACCACGCTGTCAAAGATATCAAAGACGTGCCGGATGCGGTCGCGGGCCTCACTCAAAACGTCCTGGTCGATGTAACGCTTAAACCTTGACATGTAAGTCCAGTGATTCAATGAATATCTGCAGGCGCTGGGCAATGGTCTCGGCCTCAGGGTATTTGGCCTTTAACCATTTAATGAACTTGAACCAGCTTTCCTGCTGCTGTTCGTCGTCAAAGATGATGTTGTATTGGATCACTACGCCCTGCTCGCCCTGCTCCCCATCGCCTGGGTTAAACTGTGTCATCAGCTGTTCGATCTCTTTCTCATCGAAGCCGGTCAATGTCAGATCGAACTGGCCATCGTCTAAGTCCTGCAGGATGTCCTTTAAAGCCGGAAGATCCCAATCAGTCAATTCCTGTATTTTGTTGTCAGCTATTAAATATGCATCAGCCTTGGCGCCTTCCAGGTCAAGGTAAATAACGGGCACCTCGGTCAGCCCGGCCTTTTCAGCTGCCTTTAACCTGGCATGGCCGGCCAGGACGTAACCGTCTTTTGAAACGAGAACTGGATTAGTCCAGCCGAACTCTTTAATACTTTTAACCAATTTGTTTAAGGCGCCTTCCGGGTGCTGCCGAGGGTTCCGCGGATGTGGTTTTAGTGAAGTGATTTTCACGGTTTTTACGTTCATTTTAGTGTTAGACCCCCCCTGGTCAATTCCGGGAATTTTTGCGTGGTGCTGGCCACCGGTTTCAAGAGATGAAGGCGTCAGCTATTTGATGCCCCCCCTGGTCTATTGAAATACATATATTATGCTGGTAGAATCTTTCACCTACGTATATAGGTGGTTAGGGAGAGTATCATGGACATAAATAAATTAGTGGAAATTTATCGATTGGTGAGGCGGTTGTATCTGTATAGTAAAACTGGTGCCATTGCAAATCCCGAAGAGATTGCGGCAACATTAAATAAGGGAGATCCCGATGCTGATGTTAAACCGTCCGATGTTCTGGCGGCGCTTGCTTACGGCATGCTTTGTGAAGATCGATTCAACTTTGAAATCCAGATAAAATACCGTGGCCCAAAGTCGCGCAAGAACCCCGCAGCCACATTCACATTTGCTGGAAGGCCTGTAACACCTTCACAGGTGAAAAAGATATCTAAGTTCGAAAAAAGATATGGTGAAATTGACTTCAAAGAAAAGAAAGATTCACCGTAAATGCTGTGAACTGTCTCAGCATTTCATACCGCCTTGTTCCGATCGATCTTTGCCGTGCTCTTTTGCATGACAGTCAACACAAAGGGCAACAAGATTGCCACTGTCGTTGTTCTTCGGGTTCCTGTCCTTATGATGTACGACTTCTGCTGCTGTGATTCGCCCGGTCTGGTTACATACACCACATAATGGATTGTCCTTTAAATAAAGATGGCGAATTCTGCGCCAGGTGCTATTGTATCCACGTTGATTAGCGTTATCCCTGTAATTGTCTACTTCTTGACTATGTACTGCACAGTAACCGGCACGGTTATTGGTTAGATTGGGGCAGCCAGGGTGTCTGCAGGGGCGCTTTGGTTGATACGGCATAACTTTCGCAATAAACTATCTAAATTTAGCTTTAATGTATAATTAACGATCATATGACCAGCGACTTTGAAAAAGAGTATAAAGAGCTTGAGCGATGTTTTGAGCATCGTGTTGAATTAGATCGACTTAGATACCCAAATTCAGTATTCCTGCCCAATGTTCCACCGAATGGCCCAGTTGATTTCGTATTCATCGGCATGGAGCCTTCTTATGATAAATGGGCTAAAGATCGCCTTGACGCAGAACAGCAGATAGCCTCAGGTTATAGGAATTTTATGTATTCGCTTGAGGATTTTATTTTGCACTATTGTATTCGGCGATATTTATGTAATGATGGATCAACATACTATATTACCGATTTGTCTAAGGGGGCAATGAATACTAAGATTGCTGATACGGAGCGAGAAGAGCGTTATCAAAACTGGTATCCATTATTACAGAAGGAACTTTCTTTAGTGGCCAAGTATAATACAAAATTAATTGCAATCGGAAAATCTGTGGAACAGTTTCTCAGTGATAATCATCATCAACCTGCACCAATCTATCTTCACCATTACTCAAATCAAAATGGGAAAAGCAGAAAGGATTATATTACAGACAACCATAAGGAATTGGAATTTGAGAACTTTAAATATAACGAGCCCGTTACACGTCAAGATATCATTACAGAAGCTAAAACGATGCTAATGGAGTGGAATATACCTCAGTTACTGATCGAAAAAACTGTCACTCGAATAGGCAGTGGCACTTTAAGTCTGTCTGAACCTCGGCACATACTTATCTTTGTTTGTGCCGATATTTTTATAAAAGTTAAAGGCCATTTGACCGTTCCCCATTAAACAGCAGCACCTTGTCTTAAAGTCCTGGCCAAATAAAAAAGCCCGCATTTCTGCGGACTTATCCAACTTACCTCAATTATATTTACGTTCGGTTGTATTTGTCAACTTATTGATTTCGTATCTGGCTTGTCAATAGTGATCGATGCGTTAGCTTGAGCTTCTCACGTGAGATAGACTGTCCCCGCAGGGCTATTATAACCGCCAGCACCAGTACGACCGCATCACCCTCACTGATAATGTATAATCTAGGAGATTATTTTTGAGATGGTCGCCAAAATGAAGTCAAAGAAATTATTAGACATAGGTTGCGAGAAAATTTGTAGTTGTCCAGATAATCATATTAATTGCTTAACAGCAAAAGAGTGGATTAAAAGCCAGATTGCTCTCTGGGAATTCTCATATGAAAAGCGAGACATTAGAGATAAGAGCGTTCATCCTGCAGTATTCCCAATTGGCCTCCCAGCGAAGTGCATTAGCTTATTTACACATGAAGGAGAGCTGGTTCTTGATCCATTTGGTGGTATTGGCACAACTTTATTAGCAGCACAGGATCTCAACCGAAATGCTGTCGCCTTTGATCTTAAACAGGAGTTCGTTGATGTTGCAAATACTCGGTTGTCGCAGGGTAATTTACTAAATACAACCAAGCAAATAATGATTAAAGATGACGCTCGCAACATACCTGATTATTTGAAAGAAAATACAGTCACGCTAGCAGTGACATCTCCTCCATATTCTCAATTCCTTGGTAAACCAAAATTAAATAAAAGCATGAGAGGCGATTTACGGAGTAATAAGCATTATTTAACTGTGCAACAATATTCGCAGGATCCAAATGACCTTGGCACATTAGAGCCGATTGCATATAGTAAAGCACTAGCGGAAATTTATCGCGGTATACTTCCCTTGCTTAGGCCTAAATCCCATTGCGTAATCAATGTTAATGACCTTTGGTGGGAAAATAAGCGAATCCCAACCCATATATATATTGTGCAGGAAATGACTAACGTTGGTTACGAGTTGCGCAATATTCTGATCTGGGATAGGCGCAATCTAATTAACGGCGTCGGCATATTCGGGTGGCCAAATAACTACATAAAATTGGGGACCACCATGGAATATATCCTGGACTTCTGGAAACCTCAGAGCTAAAGTATCTGCTTGTAGTTGTCAAATAGCTCAAGGAAGTATGTTTTATTTATCCTGAATCCTGTCCCATGATCGTGATACTTGCCTTTTGAACTGCCACTTCTGTATACCCCGATTCGTATATCCACCTTCAATCTATCGTTTAGAATGGCAGTCTTAAATTTGGCTATACTTAATTCGGATAGTAGGAATGCTTCTATATAGTGGAATTGTTCTGTTGCCGTTTTGCGTTCTCCCTTAGTCTCAGCAAATACCAACAGTATTTTATTCGATTTTGCCTTTAGTACATCATCAAATACAGTTATAGGCCAATATGCTTCTATATTCCCTTTATTAGAAAGATACAATTTATTATCTTTAAATATCGATTGGAAACCTAAATTGTTTGGTTTTGACCCATCAACAGTTGTGTGTAGTCCATATTCGCCTAAATTGTCTTTATATTTATAAGCCTCAAAGAGTAGCCGGTTGGTGCCCTTAGGGTTCGGGCTTTTAGTCGCAAGTGTAAGCATGCTACCGCTGTCAATTCTTTTTGCTTTAAGCTCTATATCACCGATATCGGGTAATTTAAGATTGTTTTCCTTCAACCCTAATAAATCCTCCAGAGTTTTCCCTATGCCAGTATCGTGAGCTCGGTGCGTTGTTACGAAATCCATCGCCTTGATTTTTACTAATTCTTTATGGACATCCTCAAGCGTTTTCATCATTAAGCTGGCCTCCTGCTTCACATATCTATGGCATACAGAATACTCTGTCCAGTTTACATAGACAAGAAACTTAACAATCAATCATGAAATGCAGGTATAATTATGAAGCAGGTTATTTGATGTTGGGAGAGAAGTTCATTTTGATTTCAATTCAACCACGCTATGCTGAGAAGATATTTATGGGTGTGAAGACAGTTGAATTTAGAAGGGTATTTCCCCATGTTGTGCATGGTAGATACATGTTTGTTTATATATCATCCCCGATCAAAGCAATTTCGGGTTTCTGTGAAGTTGCCAATATCTTCCTAGGGGATATTGACGATTTATGGAATAGATATAAATTGTCGGGTGGTATATCAGAAAAAGAATTCTCTCAATATTTCCGCGGGAAAGATCGGGGTTATTGCGTTGAAATAGCTTCCGCCCATGTTCTAGACAAACCAATAAAATTACAGAATATAAGGGCAGACTATTCCGCCTCAGAAATACCCCATCAATTTACCCCTCCTCAAAACTATTGCTATATTGGAAAGGATCATCCGCTTTACAATTTGTTAATAAGGTCAATTTAGAACTTTATTATCATAGTTATAGATAATGATTTAAGGTACTTAATCAAAATGAAAGATCCATGCGAAAATTTCCCGCAACTAAACCTCAGTAGCGCTGAAGCACTTAGAGACGTTCTGAGGCGTGATAAAGACACTCGATTGGAGGGTATTTGTATTGAACATGTATTTCAAAATGATCTCTTCCCTTGCGATGGCCCAACATTAGCTATATCGGACGGTTGGTGGCTATTACGTAAGCCGCGCAGCATCGAAGACTACTGTCTCTTTAAGTTTTCTGACGGTCCCCTCACAATCATTGACCTACGCGTGATCAAGAAACTGCTCGAGCTTAAAATAGAATGCTATTTAATCCGTGTCTACATAGGAACGACAAATGAGTTCCGGGGCATAAAGCTGGATATCAACAATATAGATAAACCGGCCATTCTGCAGAGCGTCGATACTTATGTGCCGGTTTCAATTATCTTTTCCAACATAGGTGCCGTAACTTGCAGCGCTCCTGCGATGCCTAATCAAGGAGTCACTTCCGCGCGCCAGAATCAAGCCATTGAATTGTTGGTTGAATTCGGTCAGTTACGATTTGCTGCATTGCAGCGGCTGTTTGCAAATTGCTTTCTATCATCCTACTTTCAGAGCGTATGGGACGTAGATGGGTTCATATTCAACGGTAACAGTCTCGCCGTGTTAGAAGTCAAGCAGAAATATCCTTCTGCAAGCGGAACATTCGGAATAAATGTAGGCGTTAGTAAATGGATGTCATGGTTCCATAATCGTGGAGTGGAAGTATTTCATTTCATACTGACGAAACCTATTTGGGATTTTCGATCCCCTGCACTCGATATGATCAGTGACCCTAAATATAAAGCCAACTCTCTATGGTTGGGATCCAAGATAAACCCTTCAATGTTCACAGGGACCGCCAGCACTTCCCCCACTAGAACGTCGATATATACCAACTATCGTCTACCGTATCTCAATGTACCAGTAACTGCGTTCCATTTGATAAAAACGCTTGGGAAAGGGATCTCTAACCTAAGTGCTTTCTTAGAGGGAAGAACTCGCCCGATATCAAGTATTACAGACATACCCCGGCTGCGCTAAAAGCATTTTTGTATGCATGCTAAAATATACTTTGAGGCTATCGAATTTGTACAGGCAATTTCATCCCAGAGCCAATATTGCAATTGAGTGTGATTGTGGTTCGACACCCATGGACGGAAAATATTACGTTATTAAGGATGGCACTATAATAGATAGCTTCCGCCGTTTGAAAGCAGCTAAAATTCTCTATCAGCAGTTAATTGACGAGATGGCATTACCACCTTTGCCACCGCCTCCAGACCCGTCCAAAGAACATATGCTCAACGAATATTACATGAACCTTTCGAACAACGCACTGTTAGGTGGGCCTCGAAGCTCCAAAGGTAAAAGAAGTGGCAGATTCCATAAATCCAGATAACGCGTAATAAAAGTCAAAGTGCGGCTAATTACGAGGATAAACAGATTCAAATCTATATTAATTCTCTATGTTTATTCTCATACTTACCATTCAGTAACTTTCGCATCCTGGTAATAATACCCTGATTAACACAATAGATAGCCCTCTCACAATCCATGCTTGGGCAATCTCGAATGATGCAAAGGTTCACAATATCTCTCTGCATCCTGCTCAATTCCTTTGACCTTGATATATGCAATAGCATCGATGGCGTTATTTCCGTTGCTACCTTATGCCATATATCGTTCTTGGGGCACAAACTGCTGATCGCCCGGTCTATGTCCGCCTTCCAAATACTAAACGTGGCATTATAATCTTTACGACCGGAAACCGATTTGAGCCATTTTGTGGCTTTATCGACCGGCATGTTGCCGGAAGCCAAATCAATATAGTTCTCCATGATAAACTTGATTTGTCCGTTACTGTATCCCATCGTTTCTATCCCATCGCGGCTTAATAGTCATTAGGCGGGCAATTTTCTCCGGGCTCTCCAACTTGACCTTAAGTGTGATATTTCTTCGAGCCCTAATTCGAGCCTTCCCTTTGAACATGGCTACCAAACTCAACCAGGTCAACCGGCTGGGTTCATTGCAGCAACTTATGAATTCAGGCATCAATAACCTCCTTTATTCCGTGTTCCCTGGCATGGTGCCGGCCGCATAGTAGGATCAGATTATTCAATTCGTCCTTGCCGCCTTGTGACCTCTTGATTTTGTGGTGTATCGCCAGGCCGCGGAAATCACCTGGGCCTCGGCAGACTTCGCAAAGGTGGCCGGCTTTGTCAAACACTTTTTGTCGCATTTTCTTGGTAATCATTCCTTAGCCTCGCCCTTGCAATCACCCGGTTAAGCATTAATCTCCAATGGCATAGAAACCGACTGTACTCGCTCAATCTGCATTTCACAGTATTTGTCCGACGTATCAATCAAGACGGCCTTGCGGCCAAGTTGTTTGGCTACTTTGCCGGTTGTACCGCTGCCGCCGAAAGGATCAAGCACGATATCAGCTGGTCTGGTGGAAGCCATGATACAACGCATGGGGATTTCTTCAGGAAAGGTGGCAAAGTGGGCGCCGGAATAGTTCTGCGTGGTGATCTCCCAGACCGACCGTATATTCCTGCCGATTGAAGCGAAGTCGCCTTTGACCATTCCGTGTTGTTTGAGCAGTGGGTCATTGGTGCCCATCCTGTATTTGGAGCGATCCCTGTCTCCCCAATCCCGCGCTGGCTCCCTGACAGCATCAGAATCGAAGTAATATTTAGCGCTCTTGGTCAGCATGAGAATATATTCGTGCGCTTCTGTTGGCCTGTCTTTGACCGATTCAGGCATAGGATTTGGCTTGCTCCATATAACCACAGAGCGCATATACCAGCCATCTTGTTGAGCCGCTATGGCCACTCTAAATGGAATGAGGCACAGGTCTTTAGGCTTTAATCCTCTGGGTACGATGCCGGATAATCCAAACCTCTCGATGTGACTTGATGGCTTGCCGAACTCTTTATGCTTGCCGTAGTAATCAGGGTTATTGCCGGCCTTACCACTGCCGGCATAGCTATCCCCGATGTTCCACCAGACAATCCCGTCTTTTTTCAGCACGCGCTTTATTGCCCGAAGTATCTCGACAGTATGTTCGATGTACATTTCAGGCGCCGGCTCCAGGCCGTAAGCGCCGTTCCATGCCTGGCATTTGAGGCACTGGCAATGCTGAATTGGAACGTCCCTATTAACACTGCCGGAATTGGTCTTTTGCTTATCGCTAGCTGTTTGATCGTTATTGCGAATGTATGATCTGTCAGCCCACTCATGCTCACAATCGTTGTGGTTGTTCCAGATGTAATCTTGTTGGCCTTCATAACGTCGCAGTCCCCAGTATGGCGGCGAAGTCACGCATGCCTGCACACTTTCAGCCGGTAACTCTGCCAGGATATCCAGACAGTTACCGTTAAAGATATCTACCCAGGGATCGGAGTAAAGAGCTTTTAACATAGCCATTTACTCTCCTGCACAGCCATGTACACCAGGGATATATCCCTTTAGGGATATATATCCCCTGGGATGTGCGGTAAGTGTGCAACTGTGCGCACAGGTGTGCGTTGTAGCTAACGCACTCTCATTTATCGGTTGATAACGCACAGTGGGGTGTGCGCCCAAAACGCACAGGTGTGCGCGGGTGTGCGCTGGAGGTGTGCGCCTGTTAATTGACATGCGGTAAACACCACCTGCCATCATTGAGCTTGGCCACATACTTGGAATCATGTAAGTTTGAAAGCCGGGCTCTTATCTTGTTTTGCGGTTCGTTTAACCCGTCAGACAGGTCGATCACCGTCATGGGTCCCCGTTTCAAAGCCATCAATATGCGTTTGCCCAGGGATAACTTAATCTCAAACTCTGCTACGTTCTCGACGTTTATCCTGCGAAATATGGTCTTGCCTTCCACCTTGTTAAAAATGACCTCTATGCCAATCGGCGGGTGCTTTGTATCCACGTTACATTTATAGTGGGACATCATAACGTTGAGCTTGTCGATGCCAGGCTCCTGGTGTGAGGTAAGTTCCCAGACTGACCTGGGCAGATTGTTGAAGTAGGCTGATCCAAAAGGGGATTTACTCCTCAGGTCGGTCTTTTTAGCGGTATGGTGGATCAAAAGAGATGTCACATTAAGCCGCCTTAACGCTCTAAAAAAATCTTGAGCCGCTGTGCTGTCGTTGACATCACCTTTGACCGCCCCGATGATGGAATCGATGATAACGGTGTCTATCTCGTTGGCCCTCACCATCTCGTGTATGGCATTAATATCATCAGCCAGGGGAGACCAGCAGCGCCGGTAAGAGATCATGTACTCAGGCAGGTCATGGCCACGTCTAAACCATTGAATATTCCGCCTGTATGTATTGTTGGAAGTTTCCCAGTCGAGAATCAGCACCTTGCCGTACTTCGGTTTAAAGCCTAAAGGATTATTATTCCAAGGCAGCGTAATGCAGCTGGCAATATACAATCCGACAGACGACTTCCCGCTTCCGCCGTCCGCAAACAGGAGGGTCGGCTCACGATCAAGTAAGATGGGATATACCTTGTACTCAACAGGTGTGATAGCTTCATCCGTCCAGAGTTCCTCGATAGGCTCGCCCTCGCGCAGTTTGTTGAGGGTGATGCCGCATATCTGCTCGGTGACTTCATCCCAATCGACCTTGGCTTTATATACCTTGCTGAGAGCATTCTTAAGCAAGGTTTTGCCCTGGGACGTTCCTAATAAGTTAAATGTCTGTTGTAATAAGTGCGGTTTATATTCCGGGTTAGATGTAGTGAACTTCAGTTCACAACTTATGCGCCCGTCCTTATGCTCATGTATGCGTGATACATGGGCCGTGAGCTGGTACTCAGCCCAGGTGAACTCGTAATTTGAGCCTTTATCACTAAGTACAGGCTGTGGCATAGGTTAAATCCCATCCGCCCTTTTTGGGTATCTCGTAAGCTAATACCTGCTGCCAGAATCGCAGTCGGTATTGAATCAGCTCCAATCTCGGCCAATGTCTCATCGGCGCCATCTTCAACCATTCCAATTCCTCGATCAGCTGCTCCGGCCTCATGGTTTTCAACTTCTTGTCATATTCGCGCCGATATTCCAGCGGCATATGGATCGACGCATCATCGGCTAACTCCGATAGCTGCTCAGCCGTACCGCCGGCCTCGATCCAATCGCTGATATCCTTGCCTGGGCCCGGCAGTATGATGATCTTCACACACTCGGCAGTAAGATAAATTTCATAAGCTACGGTTAGAGCGTGCTTCCACCCGGCCTGGTCTTTATCCGGGCAGATAAGCACCAGGGCGCCGTTTAATGCCTCGGTATAACTCTTACGCCATTTGCCGGCTCCCATGGGACAAGTTGTGGCCTCAAAGCCCAGTTTGCCCAAGTTGTCTGCGTCTTTCTCGCCCTCTACCAAGAAAACCGGTATCTCATGATTGATGGCCCGCGTGATCTCCGGAAGCCGATAAAGCACCGGTTCAATGCCCTGCAGACTATAAACATGCCCGCCTTTCCCATCCGGCCGGCGCTGCGTAAAGCGTTTGGGCTCATAGCGAACCGTCTCGTGGATTACGGCGCCGGATAGGTCACGGTATTTATATATTGCAGCGATCTTGTCAGCCATCATTCCTCATTGCCCGGCCCCGCAGGCTCAGGGGCCGGGCGCCACTATGTTATAAGGAGGCAGGCCTGGCTCGGTTGTTCACGCCGGGTTTGTACCGATGGTTGTTTTATCCCGGACACCAGGCTGATTATTTGTCGAATAAATCCTTGGCCACTACCCAGAGCCTGTCTATCTCGCCGGCATACTCTACGTATGCCAGCACGCTCTTATATCTGCTAGCGCGGGCTTCACGTTTGATATCACGCCTCGTCCTCAGCCGGAAGGCGTCGTAGAGGTGATTCCATATATTCTCGAAATCTTTAAATTCACAGGGATGCTTGGCCATGTACTTATCAATGAACAGTATGATTTCATTGCGCCTGGTGAGCGGAGGCACCGGCGGCAATAGGGCTTTGACTTCCTGGCCAGTCTTCAGATGGAATACGTCGTTTTTCAGAGAGACAACTTCAGTGCGCATATCTTTGACATCGATGAATATGTTGATGATTTCCTGGGCCAAGGCTTTGATGGATTCCAGATCAAGTTTATATGTGGGTGTGCTCTCGACTGCTGCTCTTTCTTGCCTCATAGCCGGCACCGTCTCAATCAATTTCCGATAGAGAACTTTGGCCAGGGGCTTGCGGGATTTGACTATGATGTCGTAGAGGCCAACTTCATCGGTGTAGGGTAAGAGTTGAATACCCCCGGCAGTTTGGCACTCTATCCAAGATATGCTGCCTAAAAGGATGGGGTTATTAACACCCTCCTTGCTGGAAGGGGTGGGGTTATTACCCCCACCCTTCGTTAATCGTGCTATAACGTCCTTTGTCCTTTTAATGTTCAGGGCCGCACACACGTCAGTGACACAATAAAGAATCCTACCGTCAACACTATTGGCCCGCCGGATCACATTGTCGTTGAACTTGAAAACGGTTAATTCCTTAGTCTGCATAACCTGCCTCCTGAATTTATCCTGTTCTGGCTGTCGTAATTACCCTGGGCGTTATCAGCACGCCAGGTATCTCCCTGGCGCCGGCCTTGACCATGGCCCTGATCTTCACCTCGTCCGGCTTGCACAGGTTCCTGGGCACGAGATCGGGCTCCACGACCGTGAATTCCCAATCCTCTTTGTAGGTCACGGTCCCGACATGGGCATGAGAGGTCTTGGCCACAGGCCTAATTACTATCTCCTCCGGTTGAAATACCTCACCAGTTTCCCGCGCCTCATTGATCTGGGCTGCATTGATCTTCATCTGCTCGATCATCAAGGCTTCAGCTTCCCGTTTCTGCCTGGCGTTCCAGGATTTCAAGGCCAGGTCGATTTTGGTTAAACCTAATTCCAGTCGGGATAAATAGGGCTTGAAAAGATTGTTGATCTGCTTCTCGGCCTCACGAATTGGGACTATCAATTCTTTGCGCTTGTCATCGGCTGTCTTCCATGAGCGGCGTCCGATGATCAACAAGTCTTCGCAGTTTTTCTGCTGCTCCTGCGTGGTTATCTCCACCGCTTCAACTATGAAGCGCAGCAGCGATTCGTCTCTCTTTTTGAGTTCCTGCAGCTCCTGTTGCGGTTCCATCTACTTCGGCTCCATGGCTTCAACGATTTTGGCCCAGGCAGCATCCAGGTCGGTTACTTCTTTAGAATCCGTTATGCCGAGGATCTTCAAGATATCAGCCCGGTATAAATCCCATTTGGCATTGGCCTGGGTGAAAAGCTGACCCACGGTGGTTATTTTCGTGCGTCCCGCTGGGCTTTCCTCAGTTTTTCCGGTGTCACCGGCTGCCGACTTGCCTTTCAGGGCAGCAGCGATGCTCTGGATAGTGACACCTATCTGCGTACCCAGGGCGGTCAATGGTTCCTGCCGGTACAGATTCTTCTCGAACAGGTCAACTTTGCCGGCCACGGCCAGGTCAACTACGGCCTTGTAAGCCACCTGGGCGACGATGAGCTCGTCATTCCTTTGATAGCTGCCCTTTGCAAAGCCTTTGCCATCGGATTTGACCAGGTACGAATCCCCTCGGTCATTCAACTCGAGCTTTTCAGCCGGTATATCGTCACCCGGCTTGTAAGACTTAAATGCGATGATCTTCTTATCAACGCCCTCACAGACAACCTCGTAATACTTGTTGCCGTTTTTAGACGTGTTTTCCAGCGCACTTAAAACCTTGGACATGCTTGCCCTCCCTCACAGTTATTACATAGCCGTTCTTTTTCAGATACCGGCTGCCTGGCGAATACCCTGTACTTATCACCGCATTTGCGGCAGACGTACCAGCGATAACGCCCGATGCGGCCTTCTGTATATTCCCTGCATTTAGTGTTCGGCTTCAGGCTCATGCTGCGCACTCTCCATTTTGGAAATGGCCTGTTTCATAACCCTATCTATAAGCCGATGAATGAAGTAGTCGCTCTCGTTTCCCCACTCCACACCAGCCAATACGAATTCACTGATCGCTTTGGCCATTTCCCACCTTCGCCTCAGGGAATAATGCTTCTCTGATATACTGTGAGACGGAGATATTCCTCAGCTTGGCGACACCTTTGAGGTAGTCAATCTGATGCTTGTCCAGTACAATACAGATGGTGGATTTCTTTAGCAGCTGTTTCTTCCGTCCGCGCATTGGATACCCCTCGGACTTAAAAATTAACACAGGAAAAGGTCCCTGTCAATACATTTTTGTCAGTGTTTAATTAGTTATTGCTTATATGCTCGGAGTGGGCAGGTACGCCGAAGTCAATAAGGTATTGACAAATAAAATCAAAAATGTTAACTTTGGTTAATGGAATTGTTTAATGACCTGAGGTGTGACCGTATTACCGGGTAGGTTTACGAGATGAACACCGAGTTTGCGCAATTACTCAGGCAGCTAAGGGTTAGAAAGGGTTTATCGCAGAAAAAACTGGCGGAGTTGGTGGGCATCAGCCAGGTTTCGATCTTCCGCATGGAGCAGGGGGAAGTAGAAAAACCCACCGCAAAGGTTCTGGAAAAGCTGTCCAATATCCTGGACGTAGATATACACAGCTTGATCAAGTCGTCGATCCCTGATTACAAGATACCGTTTGAATTACCCGATCATTTAATAAACAGGCTGCAACTGATTATGCCAGTTGCGGTGCCGGTGGTGGCAGAATTGCATATGCCGGGTGAGATTTTAGAGTACGTCTACGTGGAGCGGCCCAGGGTTGGCCCAGTCGATTATGTGGGCATCCGGGCCAAAGGCTTCTGCATGGAGCCGGAGATACTGGACGGCGACACCATCATCCTCGACCGAAACGCCCTTCCTGAAGCTGGCAAGACAGTGCTGGTGTTCCACAATGGTGATGAGGAACCTCGCCTGATCAAATATAAGGCCAAGGAAGATTTTAAGAATTGCGATATCTACGGTGTCGTGGTGTGCATCGTGAGGAAGATATGACCAGCACCAAAGCCATCAAAGCTGCCATTTACTGCCGTGTCTCCACTGAGATGCAGGCGGATGAGGAGATCCCCATCCTGGGCCAGGTGGAGGAATGCCAGAAATACTGCGCCAACAAGGTCTGGGAAGTGACAAAGGTCTATAAGGATGAGGGCTTCACCGGGCGCAATATAGACCGGCCGGCTTTCACTGAGCTGATGGCAGATGCCAAGAAAAAGAAGTTCAATAAGGTTGTAGTCTGGAAGGGCTCCAGAATAGCGCGAAACGTGCAGGACAGGCTGGCCACGGAGACTTTCCTTGGCAAGAATGGCATTGACTTGGTTTCCTTAAACGAGCCCGATTTCGAGGGCTCAACGCGTGTTTTGATGCTCCCCATCCTGGCCGCTATCGATGAGTATCAAAGCCACATCATAGCCGAGGACACCTTAAGGGGTCAGAAGGCGCTGGCCCGACTGGGCTACAGCGCCGGCGGGCAGCCGCCTAAAGGTTACAGGATAAAAAGGGAGCCCGTGGGCATAAAGAAGAGCGGCGAGCCTCTCTTTAGATCGAGGTGGGAACCCGACCCCGAATGGAAGGACAAGGTCATACTGGCCTTTCAGATGCTGGCCGACGGTGCCGCCTCCCGGGACATCATCGAGAAGACGGGCGTGGTTACGGAGCCTTCGGGAGTATCGACTTATTTCCGCAACCCGACCTTTATAGGAGAGCGGGTATTCAATGTGCACAGGAGGATCAAGGGAAGAGTAGTAGAGGTTCCGCTTAATGATCCGGACGTTATCAGAATACCCAAAGCCCATGAGGCCATCATCAGCAGGGAACTCTTTGATAAAGTTCAGCGGGTTTTGGTCAAGCGCCGGCCGGGGCCCGGCCAGGTGCGGGACGTTAAAAACGATTTTATATTATCAGGTGTACTGTGGTGCGAAAACCACGAATGCCCGATTGTGGGCACCGGTAATAAACTGAGGAGATATTATGCCTGCCGGACGTTTAAGGTAGGTGGCCGCAAGAAGTCCGATTGCCCAACCCTAAAGAAAGAAGCGCTGGAGAATTTTATCCTGGGCGTGATTAAGGATAAGGTTTTTACGCGCGCCAGGATTAAAGAAGCCTTGTCCTACCTGGTTACATCGATTAAAGATTCGGATAAACAGCAACAGGAAGAGGCCAATAGGATTAAAAGCCAGATAGCAAAAGTCGATGAGGATCTCAAAAGGTTGTATAAAGCGATCACCGACGGAACAATCCCAACCGAACAACTGGCCAAGCCCATCGATGATTTTCACCGGCAAAAAGAAAGGCTGGAACTGCAGCTTACGGATTTAGCCGAAAGAAAAGCGCATTTCCAGCCAGGTTTTGTGCTTAAGGCCGACATGGTTGACCAGATCAGGGAGCAGGTGGTTGAGGTCATTGACAGCGGAAGTTATGAAATCAAGAGACAGTTTATCCAGGCCTGTGTCAAACAAATAAAAATCGCCGGTAATTCTGTGACGATAAGTTTTAGCGTCAAAGAGCTTCCGGCGAGTAGCACACTTATGGTAGCGGGGGCAGGATTTGAACCTGCGACCTTCGGGTTATGAGCCCGACGAGCTACCACTGCTCCACCCCGCGGCGGAAATAGTGATTGATGAAATAGGTTTTGTGCTCATTCTGGTATA